GATCCTGAGAAGATTTCAGATAACATTCTTCCGTCTGGAATGGTGTTGCGAATAATTGAGTTAATTTTTTCCCTGTCTTCGTCGCTCCATTCTTTGTAATCGTATTTTTCAACTAGATCCTGTGGACCTGCTTTTAAGTATTCAACGATTCTTTTTTGATCAGCTTCGCTTTTTTCAACAGGAGATCCTCCGATGGAAATTGGCCCTTTCTCACCAACAAATTGGCAAAGATCGTAATTGTTCCAATCCCCTACTTTTCTAACATGCACACCAAAATTCTTACCTTCAAACAGATCGAAAGGGTTGCATGGAGTACCATATTCTGGCTTAATTTGTTGCTCGATCATATCAGCAACCTTTTTACCGAATTTGAAAACCATAATTTTGCCTTCCAATTCAGGTTTGCTTGGATCCTTAACTACTTGAATCAATGCATAGTAATCCTCCTTACGCGAGAAAGACTTAGCAAGCTCTTGATCCTTAGCAGATGGAGAGTTTTTTAACTTCCAGAAGATGTCTTTTAGTATTGATTTTTTACCTACAGTTGATGGACAGTCAGCAACAAAGTTACTGTTGTCTACTGGATCTTTCAACCACACATAATATTTGTGGATTTTAGATTTTTTGGGATTTGCGATGTTTGGGAGGAATCTAATCAAAGATTTATAAACTCCGTCCTTTCCAAGTTCTGGATAGGGTTTGTAAATGTTAGCGTCGCCGCCTTGAGCTTGGGGTTCTGGTTTCAGAAAGTCCTCATTGTCCAAACTAAAAATGTCAAAATTTTCCATGTTTTTTCTAAATTTTTTTAAATTAACTAAAATTGATTCCTAAGTTATACCTAAGTGTCTCAAAAAGTTTCCCCTAAAATTTGTTTTCCGTATAAACTAATCCAAGTGGCATCTATCAAATCTGAACACGGGGTCTCCACTTCCTTGTTTTTTTTAATCCAGATATCCTTGTTTTGTTTCAACGGAGAAACAAGAGGACTTAGGAGATTATCCTCACCGTATTTATCTATAAGAGCTAAATAAAGTTCGTCCTTTTTTGCATTACCCTTGAGGGCAAATTTTTTAATTGCGGTAGGAGAATAAACATAAAGATTCTTGTATCCTACCAATTCAGCTATCCTCTCTCTTACCAAAGCAGTACACATGGAAATATCAATAAGAGAATTTCCAGAGCTTCCGAATGAAATACCCTCCATGAATACCACAGATTCGTCAGTTATAAAGGGTATAAGAGTCATCATGAAATTATCAGCTATGATAGAAAAGTTTTCCAGTTTGATCCTTTCTATCTCCCAATATTCACCTTCAATCTTGCTTTTTTCCCTTACAGTAAGGGTAAAATTAGAATCTTCCCCGAATATTTTAAAAGGAGATCCCTCCTTTGCAAGAATATTCCCAATCTTTTTGGTTGTTCTGTGGCAAGATCCCCAGTTTGCCCCATGCTCGCTAAGGGAGCACCAGGCTGGGGAATTTAAAGAAAAATCCACCCCAATAATGTTTTTACCCAATTTCTAATTTTATATCGACGTAGTTACATCTAAAGCCCACACTAAAAGTGGAGAACTGAGGTGTCGTGCTAGAATAGTTCAATTGTACTTCAGATAGCGATGTATATATCGGCTGCTGAAATTTCACAGTGGACATAATAATGCCCTCATGGTCTAACAAATGAAGAGTTAAATCTGGTAGGTATTCGTTCTCGTTTTGAAAATCTAAAAAATCTACTATGCTTTCATACATAATCCAATAATTGATGAATCCCTCCCCAAGCTTAAATGTGACGTTGAAATCTCTTCTGATTAGATTTTGTATAGTGGTTGCACTTTTGTAGTTCTGCTTATATCCACCAGGTCTAGTTTGTTCGACAGTATCAATGGTTTGAAATGTCGGAAAAGATACCTGTTGAATTGTTGAATTCATAAAATCCTTCAGTGTGTCATAAGGAATTGGCATTCTTTTAACGTAAGCTAAATACTTTTCTTCCAGTTTGGACGAATAAAATCCCTTTGGGAGGTTAAATATAAAAGCATTCTGTCTTGAATTTAATAACATAAGTTTTCAAACAAAATTTATAAATAGAACTGTTGTCCCATATCATTACTAGGTTTTAAACCCATCTGATCATAATCAATAAATCTACTTCCTCCTCCCCCGCCAACTGGATATCTAACAGATTCATAAGGCTCGTAAATTTCTCCAAGATAAGAAGAGTATTGGTTAAACATTGAGCTTCTGATTCCATTAGAATCTGGATGAACTAATCTGACTGCATTTAAGAAGAATTTATTATTCATTCCCTCAAACAGATCATTCCCAGGTCTTCCTGGTATTGTATAATAATCAGCAATTTCCTGAACACTCTTACCCGCTGTTTCGTCCATACTGATTAAATTGGATAGAGTGTCGATGTTATATCTGATTGGTTGTTTAGGTTTAATAACGGGTTCTTCGACTGTTAATATTGGTTTAACTACGGGCTCAACATTTAAAACAACCTGATCTTTTTCTATATCAAAGTAATCTTTAGGCTGTTGAGGAATTATATCGACTACCGGTTCTTGCGTTATAACGGAAGGAGCTATTTCAACAACTGCAGGTGCAGGTGCAGGAGTAGCGGTTGTGGTTGCAACTGGTTTTTGATCTCTCTCAGAAGGTAATATCCAAGTTCCGTGATAAACAGATGTTTCTATTCCATTGTTTGTTTTAGAAACTATATGAAAATCGCGTGAACTAAATGCAGATATTTTTTTAGATTCAGATTCTACAAGTTTAAAAACTAATTCTCCCTTGCTTGGATTTTGGAAAGTACTGTCAGTCATACTTGATATTTTAACAGTTTTATTATCGCCTCCTTCAAAAACAAGATAAAAATCAGAATTAGATCCAAGATCTAAAACAGTATTTTCTTTTCCTTCATTTTTGATGAATATTCTAAACTTATAATAATTATCATAAGGGTTAACAACTATTTTGGATTTTCCCTGTCCATATGCAATAGTTGCATCAGTAGTTGTTGATTGTGTTAATCCTCCTAAATTATCAATCGTCAAATCCTCTTGAGAAATGTTTACAGATTCTCTTTCAAAGAAAGCAGGAACATATTTCGTAATTACCCTTTCAATTGGATTTACATTTAATGTATATGCTTTAGATACAACAGGCTCTGTTACTTTGTTATAAACTTTTTGAGGATAAGGCTGATGTAAAAGATTTATTTTCTTTATTGAAGGTCCATACTTATCAACTTCAGTGCTTGTAACCGATGCTATCCTCATGATAGAAACATTACTGAACTTGTTCACCAATCTCATAGTGTAAATAATACTAAAGCTGGTTGCTTTAGGATTTACAATTACAGGCCTATAGATATAAGGTGAATTAAAATCTTTATCCTGAAGAAGCTGTAATTTTTGTGTTGATATTTGTCTTTGTCCTACCTGCTCTTTTACTTCTAAATCATGTATGATGTAATAAATATTACCTAGAGAACTTTCGGTATAAATAAAATCCTCAATGAAGTTTTCTTTCCAAGTTGGATAATATTTAAAATAATCAAAGTCGTTATCTTCAACAACATTAGCAGCTAAATCACCGTATTCATCAAAAGGAGTAACTGTTGCAATACTATTTAAAGCTGTATAGAAATAATAGAAGCCATTTAATTCTTGCGTATTCTCTATTTCATAAAGACTAACGGTGAAAGGCTGATTTCTAATAAATCCCTTACCGTCTGAGCTGATCTTTGCTGCTACTGTTCCACTTTCTAATCCAGATCCAGCTTGAGTGTCATACTCATATGTTATACTTGAATAAGAAGGTATTTTAACCTCTACATAATTATCATAAATTCCTGCATTAAAGTATATGGGATTCGGATTGGGTGTTGTTATGTCTAAATCTCCAGTTTCATAAGTTACCTGCGATACTGTGCACTTTTTACCATTTCTTTCCTGGAACTGGACTTGCATGATTACTCCATCACTTAAACCGAAATCAAATCCACTTAAAAAGTGGTATCTGATAGTATCGTAATAAACATTTAAATTGGTATCAAACGTAACTGGAAGATTCGCAGGATCCGTTAATTTATCATCATAGTCTAAATACTGTACTAATCGATCAATGTCAAGCTTAACAAACGTGTTTTGTGATATTTGTACAGAACTTCTGTCCCTAACATTACCAGTTGTTTGTGTGTCCTCGTTTCTGTTTGTTATCTGTACGGCATTATTAAAATATCCGTTTACCATTTTTTCAAAGCCAACTACAGAGGGCCCAAAAATAACCTGATGGTATTCGGGATTTGGCTGAACACCATATCTATACTCCATAAGTAAATATGGAGATAGACTAAAAAATTTGCTAGTATAGTTAAAACTTGACATATCCTCTTATATATCAAGTTTATTACAGAGTGATAATATCACATCACGCCTTCCGGAGATTTTTATATCCCCCATTATTTAACTGCAATCAAACCGACTGTTAATCCAATTACCACGCCAACAGCAGTTCCCTTGATCTTGTTCCAGAATGCTTTTTTCTTGGCAGTTTTTAGATCCTGCTTAAGTAGATCTGATACCTGCTGCTGTAATTCAAATTGCTTAGATCTTGCTATAATTGCTGAATCAGCACTCACAAGAGCAGATTTGGAAAAATTTAAAGAGGTTTGTAACGTATTAACTTGAGTTGTTAGAGAATTAGTTAGGTCTCCTGCTGTCTTTAATTCTCCAACTAAGTGATCCTTTTCGACTAGCTCTATAACTATCGCATTACCGACATTTTTATCTAGTTCTAGTCCTACATCGGATTTAGGAACTTCTGCATATCTTTTTATGAAAAATGTGTCAATTACATCCTTTGGTAGATTTTGTAAAGCTGCTAAAGCTGCTTCCTTGTCTTTCTTTTCTTTTGCGGCCTTTGCTCTAAATTTGTCAGCCTCTTCTCCTGCTTGCTCAGCCAGATTCTCATAAACTTCAGAAGAATCTCTGAGCCTTTCTTTCTCCTCTACTGCTGCTTCAAATTTTTCTTGAACTTCGCTGATCTCACTTTCTAAAGCTTTAATTTCTTTTTTGTGATAATCGTTACTAAATGTACCATATATCAGGAATGCTAATATTAGTAATCCTGCTCCTATTAGTAGTTTCTTATTATTATTTTTAAAATTTTGTACAGATTCGACCTTTTTTTCAATCTCTTGTTGTACTTCTTCTTTTATTTTTTTCATAGCTATCTTTTATATTCGAACGTTTTAACGTCTATTTGTCCAGGCCCGTATTTTTTTTCTAGCTCAACATACATACTTTTTTCATCTGTCCTTTGGATGTTTAAGGATTTAATACACGATTTTATCTTATTTCCTAAATGGATGATCCTATTTTCATTTTTTTCAGATTCGTTCTCGCTCATTCTGTCCAATTCTTTTTCGTATGAGGAAAGCTCATCATGAATCTCCCTATAATTAGTCATTATAGATTTTATTTTTTCAATCTCCTTAAAAGACATCTTCATATTCTCGATAGTTTAAATTAAACACAACTTACTGTTCCAGATCCACTACTAATAGTGAAGGAACCATATAGAGAAGCAACGTAATTTCCAGGATCCAACCAAATTGTTTGGGAAACTGGATTTGCACCAATAGAATAAGCACTAATAATATTTGGTGAAGGATCAGGAACAGTAATACCAGTAATCTGTAGGAAAGTATCAGCCTCACCAGCAAAAGAACTTCCACCGAACGCAGTTAATTGTAAATAAGCACCCGGAGAATTAATTATCCAAGAGGAATTAACAGGTCCAGGAGATGCCTGGTTAATCGTCGTTGTTCCGCTATTAAATAAACAAACAGGAGCAGGCGTTGGAGCAGGCGTCGGTGTAGGTGTCGGTGTCGGCGTCGGCGTCGGTGTTGGCGTCGGTGTAGGTGTCGGTGTTGGAGTCGGCGTAGGTGTAGGTGTTGGACTAGGAGGTGGAGCTGCAGTATATTTAGTTGAACTTGTAGTAAAATACCTGAAGCTTCCATGTATATAAGAAGTAGATCCCCCAGGGATTGAATTAATTCCTAAGTTTCCTCCACTGCTATAAATATAAAGTCTAGAATCAGAACTTTCACTGATAAACGCTCCTCCTAACTCCTGTATAGCAGAGGATGAACCAGCGTAAATTATATAGTTCATCGCCATGTTTACAGGACGGGTTTCAGTGCCTCCAGTTGATGCTATACCATTAGCAAAGACGTTTGCTTGATTGTTAGAAGAAACAGCATCAGATCCACTGCCTGATAAAGAGGTTCCTCTATCTTCAGTTCCAACTAATCTTCGATTGGTTTCTAAGGAGTGTGTGTGTGATTTTATTTCATCATTCTGTGTTGTTCCTAGTGATGATGCATTTCCTCCAAGGCCTCTGATGAACTTACCACCTAAATCTGGTAAATTAAATGTTGTGGTTCCATCCCCAGATCCGTAGGTAGTTCCAATAACTCCAAAAAGAGAAGAATAAGTAGACCTAGAAACCGCTTGTCCATTACATTCTAACCATCCATTAGGTAAATCTAAAGAAGGCCAAGGCATTATAGTACCAGCTGGAGTTGATCCGATACCAGCAAAACCTGTTGCTTTTAAACCAACAACCGGCATTGCTGGTGTCAGAAAGTCAGTTACAGATGTTCCCAGTCTAACATTAGAGAAGTCAGCAGAATAAGGAAACCCTGTTATGTACATATAGCCATTACTAGCAGTTGCTGGTGCTGGTATAGATGTAGAAAGAGAATCAATCTTAATTACAAAATCAATATCAACTGTATCACCAACCCTTGTGTATTTGGATTTAACTATTTTATATTTGGTTGAGTTCCATCCTGTTTGTGCTACTCTTGGATTTAATGCCAATGTTCCAGACCAATCTCCCTCTTCATAGTAATCTAAATTATTAGGACTTGTTTGAAGAGGAATTGTTGTTTCATTGAAAGGAAGGCCTTTTGTTAAATATCCATCACTATCAAATCCAAAGAAGTGAGCTCCTGTTGCATTTTGTGCATACGTTTTTAATTGAAGAATGTCACCACCAGATATTCCATTGTTAGTGTCAGCAACAACTAAAGCAGCGTCTACTGATACACTATCTGAAATTCCTATAGCAACACCAGTAACATTAGTCTTATTAGATTGACTAGGATGTAAATAAATATTTCCTCCTTTAGATCCACCGCCAGATAGGACTGGACCGGGATGGATTACTACATTACCCCCTGTGCTTCCTGCTGCTCCTAATCCACCATATAGATAAAGATTTCCGCCAGGAGCTGCAGTACCAGCTCCAGATTTGATGGTTAGATTAGCACCAGATTCCCCTGATGCAGAATCCTGCATGTAAACTAATCCATCTCTCGTAGATCCGGTAAAAATCCCAAATCTAAATTGTAAATTACCATCTTTGTCTAATCTGAGTCTCGTAACATTATTACCTGAAGTATTACTTACTGATAAATCGATTCTTGTTTCGGTTGAGGCAGAGCCGTCAAGAGCAAATGAAACTCCTGCAATAGCAACGCTATCCGCTGCCTTCTCCGCCATTAGTCCACCAAAAACACTACCAACTGCAGTGTTCCCACTTTTGAAGATAACATTTCTTCCGTTAGTAGCTCCTGAATTGGAAAGAATTATTCCTTTGTTTCCTTGAGTTGTAATAGCATCACCAACTATAAAATTACCGACACTGTTGGTATAATCTGGAGAATACCTCATTTCCGTCCCATCGGCAAAGTATGTACCGACTCCACTGTTAACAAAGCTTCCTGAGGATCTTCTAAGTCTTATAGATCCTCCTGTAGCATTGATCCAGTTAGCACCTGTAATATTAACTCTTGATGCTTGAACGTCAAAACTATTTGAAGCAGCTAGAAAAGACACACTGCCTCCGGGGCTAAAAAATTCAATATCATAATCAGTTGTAACAGCTCCTGGATTTTTCCATCTAAATCTTGGATTTCTGCTCTGGCTAAAACCTGCACTTGTTCTATTAGCTTCGTCTTGATTAGCTCTTCCGAAAGATATCAATGAAGCTATATTAGAACTAGGATCCGTTGCAATTTTAAGTTTAGCTCTTTCGCCATTTAATCCAAACTTATTAAGTTCAGTATATTGATAACTAGGATCTGCACCTGTCCCCCCTCTATCGCTTAATAATAATCCATATTTGTGGCTAAAATTAGTATCATGAATTAATACTCTATCGTCAGTTAAATTCGTATTATCAACAGGAACAAATGCGGACGTGTTAGAAAAAAATACGCCAGAATATTGCCAAGTTAACGATCCACTTCCCGGGGAAGTTTCATCATAGACATAGATCCCATAAGGATTTGTATCTGTACTATCTGAAAGCCAATAGTCTCCAAGTTCAGGCTCTCCCCAAGGAGTATTATAAAGATTCCCGATTGCTGGTGCTGTTTGTTGGACATACCATCTAGCTCCTCTTAGTCCCTGGGGTCCGGTTGGTCCTTGTATACCTTGAGGTCCGATAGCTCCAGTAGCGCCTCTTATTCCCTGAGGTCCCTGGGGTCCTCCACCAGCCGTCAAGATTTGATCAAAATTGTAATTAATCTTGTCTATCAAGATTGTTTGGGAGTCTCCCGGAAGAACATTTAAAATATTAATAAGTGGCATTTCTATCTAAATTAATTTTATATATCCTTATATCTTTCCGACCAGTAAAGAGAAGGCGACAGAATAATCATATGTTGGATCCTTCTGCAACCTATACTCAAATTCTAACTGGCTACGTTTTTTAATATCATTGTTATTTGTCTTCACAAATCCGGAAGATATCTTTTCATAATTGCTTAAATTTGTAATTATAGGATCCAAATCTACTCCTTCAGTTCTTCTAATCTTTTTAATATAAACCACTATCTCTTTAGTTTCATACTGGGGAAGAACGTTGTTTTTTAAATATTCGTCAATGTCATCAGATAGGATAGTTCCGTCCCCGATACCAAATTCAGGAACCAAGATTTCACTAAATTTTTTATCAATTCCCCCCTCTTGAAAATGCTTTATAGCGGTTCTTTCAACTATTAAAAGAGCCTTTATCTCGGTTTCAGTTTCTTCCCAAAGGATTTCATACTTAGGATAAAGGTCCTTGTTAACACTAAACACATCAGAAATCGAAGAGGAATATTTTAGTTGAAAATCTTCCCTTATGGTGTTTGGTGTTTTCATCACCTTACTACCGAAGAAATTTTTCTGTTCTATCATATTTTTAGTTCCTGGGATATAACTAAAACTATTTCCTGTACTGTATTCTCTATATCTTCCAGGATCCCACGTGCTCTCAAAAATAAACGTGTCTCTTATACCTATAGGGGATTCTCCTATGAGCGGGTATTCCGCTTTATATCCGGATTGCGGATCTACTTGGAAGGGATTAGATTTTGCATACTTATAGAAATTAACATTTTTAACTTTTCCAAAATTATCCTTATTGGAGCCAAATGTTACGTTTTTATATTCTAAGCTTTCTGCAATTAAGGAGGATCCCCCAGAGTAACTTTCATCTTTTAACTCATAATATATTTCATCGGGAGCATTTTGAGGAACGATAAAAGTTGCTCCAGTTACACCCGAGTATGTAAATCCTTTCGAATATACATCAGCGCTTTCCCCACTATTTTTAAGAATGGAAAGAACGAAATCCTTTCTTGCAACAACCGAATAAGATGTCCACCAAAGTGGGGAAGAAGTTGGGGTGTTTCCTGTGTTTGAATTTGCTAATGAGATATAAAGATTTCCCAGATAATCCACCACAGAATTTTCTGAATATGTTGAAGAACCTGAATACGAGGGAACACTATCTTTAACAAAATTGGTAAAAACAAAGTTATATGTGTTTCCCCTGACTAATCTTATTTTTTTTCGGGTTTTTCCATCGATTGATATTTCATAGCTAGATCCTACACCATAATAGGGGGATCCTGGTATTTTTTCCGAAATAGAAACATCTATTTGTAAACTAGGAGAAGTTGGTGTATCTCTATCAGAAACTAAGAAATCATTCTTGGTATTTTTAAAATGTATTATTTCTAAAAACTTCGGAGTATATCCACCGCCATATCTAAAAAATTCAGTCACATCATCTTCGGAAACTAAATCATATCCAACATTAACATTGGAAAAAGATTCAGGTTTATAATTTTCCTCCACAGGAATTAATTTGTTTGTCTGTAAGAAGGATGATGGTTTTATGAATTCTAAAACAAAGGTATCTGAAGTTACCACTGTGCTTTGAGTTGTGGTATTCCAATAAGATTTTGTATATTTTATGTATGGACTATTATTCAAAAATAGTTTATAGATTTCAGGGAACGTTATCTTATCAAAAACAGAATCCCAGTAGCTTTGACCTGCTCCTGCTTGATATACTGCTCTCGCAGAAAAAATATTATAAGAGACAGGAACTGGTACAGAAGTAAAACTAGGGGGAGTATATCCCAGATTAGAAAAATCAAAATAATAACCCCCAACATAGCTAATCTCGCTAAAGTTTACGTAATTTTTTCCAGCACCAGTAATCCATGGGGTTCTGTACCAATAAGCTCCAGGATCCCCGGATTTCGGAGAAAAAAGAGTAAACGTGTCAAGATAATTAGCAGGCCTGCTTCCTGGTGAAAAAGAATTTACTGGGGTAGTAGGGGAATAGAATTGAACTTCATTCCTTAAATCTGTATCATAATTTGGATTTGTTGCTATTGCAGCTATACCCGTTCCGTCCACTGTAGTTGAACTTACTATTGACTGAATTCCAATTGTTGCAAGACTGGAAAAATTCAATCCCGAACTCAACTTAACATAGGAAAGATCTGAATTAAGCAGACCAGCTGGACTTGATGTTATTCTAGAATACTCATCAGTTCCTGATCCTCCCGTTACCTTATGTCTTAATTTATTAGAAAGAGAATATAGACCAAAATAATCCGCACCTCCGTGTATTCCAGTAGGATTAAAATACCAGGATCCAGTTGAATTTGATTGAGATACATCTGCTGGACCTGATGCCAAATATAGAATATCTTTTAACTTTTCAGGATCTACAAATCTAACATCAGATACTATCAAGGTAATTATGAATGTGACAGTTTTAAATTCTTCGTTCTGATGTACTTGAAATGTCACTGGAGAGGTTACTCCATAAGGATCCGGATCCTCTACAGCTCTTAAAATACATGAGAATTTGTAATCATTAAATTTCTGATCACCAGTTTTAAACAAATTAGTTTCTCTGGTTTGGATAGAAGCTTCAGTTCTTTCCTTGATTCTTACTTTTACCCCTCTGTAGAGGGTTTCGGAAAATCCTGAAGAATTATCATATGTAAACCATGTATATCTTTGCTCTATTGGTTTTGATTCAACAGAACTAAATCTAACATTATCAAGATCGTAGAAATCTTTCCCGTCTACAGTAAAATAATTTAAGAAATAATCCTCGCTAGCAGGATCTGCGTTTTGAACAGAGGATAAAGAAAATGAACCTGCACAATAATTGGAAGAAGACTTTATCAGGTTTGAAGTAGCTGATATTGGAGGGGTTTCCAATACATACCATTCATTTGTAAAATATAAAGGATCTCTACCTGGACTGAAAAATCCAGGGGAAAAATTTAATGGTGTAAAAGCGGAACTGGAATTTAATCTATAATCATTCCCTCTTACATCAGTTCCACCCTCGTAAACCCATTTGGTAATGTATGGTGTTACCCTCGATCTTGTAACCAGTGATCTAAGATAATTTTCTTTTAAAACGTCATACTCATTATCAACCTTACCAAAATTCATTTGATCCCTTTTTGAAGAGATCTGAGATGCTTCGTCAAGATATTTAATTTCTTGCAATCCTGCAAAACCGGGAAATCTATCTAAATCTGGAAGAGGATCATTGAAACCAAAAAACCTAGCCTGATTAAGATCTTTAACATACATCAAAGGAACAACATTTGCTTTCCCTGAATTATTACCGGAAATTAAGCTGTAATTAGAAGCAGTTCCTCCTCTAAATATGTAACTGCCAGTTGGACCGTATGTGCTTCCCATATAAGAAACAGTTGATCCATTAGCAACCGCATAATCAATTCCTTCGTAAATCGGGGTTATTCCGTCAGGTTGAACATCAATATATCTATAGTATTCTTCTGTCGGGGTTTTTCCGTATGTGCTACTCCAGAAGTCCACATCAAGATCTTTCGTTGGATAGAAAGAAAATACCCCAGTCTCAATATCTACTAATTCTTCAGTTATAATAGTTCCAAGGGATCCCCTTAAAACTGTATGGGTGTTATCCTGGATTTCAACTATCGAGTGTGTTAAATAATCTTTTATGGTATTGTATTGAAGCTCTGAATCACTATAGTCAACACACTTCCCTATAAACTTAACTTTTGAAAGGCCGAAGTTCGTCTTAATGTAACTTCTATCAACTGAAAGTTTATAGGCGTCCTCGTTTTTAATTTTAATCCTTGTATTGGAATACTTAGAACCCCCGATAAATTTTAAATCCGTGGTTAGATCGTTTACATCTATATCATTAAAGAAAATCTTTCCCCTTCTGTCGAAGGAAAGTTTATTATAGTAATCCCTATACGAGAATAAAGAAAAAAGATTGTTGTTAGTTTCATCCGAACCTGAAGTTCTTATAATAACTTCATTTCCTATTGCAAATGCTCTATATGATTTATAATTTACACTATTTAAAACCCCTGCTATTGCTTCAGCAATTTGTGATTTGGTTCCAAATGGATGAAAATAATAAACTCCCCCTTCATCAGTAAAACTTCCAGGTCCCCATCCTCCTCTGACATATGTTAATTCTGATGCTACAAAATAATCAAATCTTCTGTTCCCGATTTGGTTAACTCCAAAAGGATGGTACAAAACTATAGCGTCATTTGGTAGCAATTGACCATCAATTTTAATAACGGAATATGACCTACCAGTTTCTTCTGAAATTTCTCCCTTATATTCTTTTGTTTTCAATGAATTTGGCCCAGAAAAAACAGAGAGGTCAACAAGTTTATTACTAATTATTAATAAATCGTTTTGAGTGGTTCCTGTTCCCCATTTATCAGAATTGGTTGCATCCGTTGAATAATTTTTTATCTGCTTATATGAATAAAAATTTCTATTCTTATCTTTGATATAAAAAGATTTCAATCTTTCGTTTGTGTGAACATCGTCTGATGTAGGAACGTAACCCCATATAGAATCAGGATCAACGAAAAGTCTTAATCCATTATCATTCTGCTGATAATAAGAAGATGTCATTTTATCAGATATCTGATAAGGTGACTTTGGCTCCGGAAAATTATTAACAGATGCGGAATTATTAAAAAATAAATCCGCTGATAATCTAAACGTACCCGTTTTTATATCATCGACGTAAAATCCATAATATCTATTGATACTGTATAGGTCTGCATCAGGATCATTAAAAAGAAACTCTAGATTTAATATACTATGGGAAATAACCCCATTTCTTTTAAATCCATCAGTTATTAGTTCATCAGTTTCAATAATGGGTGCATCAGCAGAAAAAACAGAATTTAGATACTCTCCCTTTTTACAGAAAACCCCGTCCTTTATAGAGACCCCATTGTATGTAGTTAGGGAATCTTTCTCAAATTTAACATCGATTAATGACTGGGTATAGTTTATATTAGACCTTATTTTAGAAAGATATTTTCCCAATTTAGAATCTTCCTGCAATGAATATGTTGCAACTATTCTGGACTTTGGTAAGATGTTTTCTATAAAATGGTCCTGCTCATCACCTATGAATTGTATGTTATAATTTGAATCCAAAAGGATGACATCGCCTTGACCCTGAACTAAATCAAACCCAGTAGAACTAGCAACAAAAATCTCCCCGGAGGAATATTCCGTACCGCTAGATTTTATTTTATATGGAAGATAAGAATTAGAGTTTTTATCAAGTCCATATTTTTCAACTACCTTATAGGTTTTTCCAACTGTTAAAGATGTAACCGGTATTAGATATGAAAAATCTATCGGATCGGTTATTCTAAATATTACAAAATACTTAGGCAAATCCCTCTGTACTCTGATTGGAGCAAGGAATGAAAATTCTTCCTCGTATAGATTAGATATTAAGGGGTTCGCTCCTGCGTGATAAAATCCATCAAATTGATCGCTTAATGTGGAGGTATAAGTATCTTTTGGGCTTTTTTCGTTTTTTAGACCAAAAACAAAATCCCCGGGGGTTTTTCCTTCATCAAAGAAATTATAAACATCCTGAGCAAAATCTCCATCGGGGGATATTCTATATCCTTTGTATTGGTTTTTAGACATTTCATCATTTGAATCTATAGAATTAAACCATAGATTTCCTGATGAATCAACGCTGATCTTCAGGTTACCAGAAATCCTAGGATTAGATCTAAGTACCCCGAACGATGACTTATATTTTCCTTTTTTTGTAGCCATTTATAGTTATGCCTCGATGAGTCTTCTTATTCCTAGTCTGTCTCTAAAACTTGAATATGTTGGAGAAGCTAATGCTGATTTAGTATAGCTTCCTGAGACTGACAAGTCAAAAGAAAATAACTCTTCATTATTTACTTTTATATCTATCCCTATCTTTTTAGTGTAGGTAATATTTCTTATCGCTCCGCTATTTCTAAATCCTCCTATATAGCCAAGTTTATCCTGACATCTCATTTGGAATAAGACGGGTATAACTATAGAATTTTCTTCACCAGAAGAAAGCGTTTTTGTTGCTAGAGTTGTTGAACCCTCAACTTGGATCGTAGAGTGACTTGAAGGAGACATAAATAGATATGATCCGCAAGAATATTTTCCGACCAAATATTCATCATCTGAACTAAATCCTAGCTTTTCTGGATATGAGGTATTTGCACCAGTAGCTCCATAAGAGTTTGTAGCAATCTGGTTATAAGAAAGCTGCTGATAATTTTTGGTCTGGTTTGTTACTGTATTAACAAACAATGTATCGGTAGAAGAAGCTTCAAATCCTAGTGAATGTCTAAAAGATGGGTAATTAAATCCACTGGTTCCTTGTATTGGACGAATTAAATTCTCAAAACTTTTAGATGTTGTTGTAGCTTCATTCACGATTGTAGGATGCGAAATATGAACGCAAAACTCATTTAACTTTCCGTTTCCAACAGGAGATCCGGATGCATAAGATCCGTTCCAAATATTAGCATTAGCTGTTCCAGGAGTGGAAGTACCTCCGGGCTTAAACGGAATTAAACTTCCTCCATCTACCGGAACACCACTAACCCCGCTTTCAGAATTCCAAGTTAATCCTGTTTTTGGAGTGAAATATAAATCATCATCAAATCCTACCGATTTAAATCTAGGATAAATGAATTGAGAATTTGCATTCGCAGATTGGAAAGGAGATGCGTGAATATAAGAATTTCTTCCTGTTAGGTTTGGTCTTACATCAAGGGGTTTTATGCTTGTTAAAGAAATAGGAGATAAATCATATTTTCTGTTAGTAGCATAATCCGGAGTTGCAGTAGTACTAGTGTTATCAAGAGACATAACATTTTGACCTCCTGGAATAATAGATGCAAGCTCTAATGGTGAAGCAGTTTCATTTCTAAGTTCTATAGAATACAGAACAGAAACTATTTTTCCATAATTTGAAAAGTTAGTTAAATCTATTAGCTCGTCATAATATCCAGCAAATAGTTCAACAACTGATCCTCTATTAACTTTTATTAGATCGCTTCCGCTCTTAATATAAACAGTAAGTACTCCTTTAGCTACAGATATTAATGCTTTTAATGAAGCTATCTCTTTATCCATAGCTAATATTTTTTGATATAAATCCAGAGATCTTCCTGTACTATCAAAAAATCCTGAAGATATGGTATCAGCTACGTGGGCAAAATATTTATCTCCACTATTAAATGCTGTTGATAGATGCGAATCTAATCCTCTAGAAGTTAAATCCTGCTGAAGGGAAACTAAAACCTGGTCATTCGAGTTTTGTGTAACATACTGTTCGTTAGTGTTTCCGACAGAAAGCTCTTCTGGAAAATCTATTATAACAGATCCAGAAAAATCAGATTCTAAAGGATTCATAGGCCAGCCAGCTTCAGAAATAGATGATACCTTAATTTCAACTTTTTCTCCAGATGTTACAGGAATATCTATTTGATTAATGTTAGGAAGATCAGCATCTTGAACATCTTCGTCTTTCCAGAAATATTTTTTAGTTACAGAGTCATAGGACTTTTTTCTAATATCTGTTTTATACTCTATCCAGTTACTGTACGTTGCTCTTCTTTCAGTTCCGTCGTTATCCGAAAATTTAATCTCTTCCGCATTAGTAGCGTTACCCTGCTTAGTTAAATATCTGTATCTTACTCTGAATTGTATAACACTTTGAGATCCTGATTTTCCATCCTCTATTGGGGAAGGAATTGGCCAAAATCCTCTTACTCTATATTTAGGAGCTTCTGTAACTTCTGGTGCAGCACTAGAAAGATTATTTAGATCCTGTATCACAGTTTGTAACAAAGAGGTCTTAGTAGATTTTTCTCTAGTTAAACTGTCAATTTTTGCTATTAAACTTTCTCTAGATGATGCAGTAGATTTTGTGACTGATGTTATAGTTAAATCTGCAAGCTCACTTCTTGTTTGATCTATAGATTTATTAATTGCATCAATTTCGTTTTGAAGCTTAACCTTATTTTGAACCGCTGCAGCAAATTTTTCAGATGTTGTAGACTGAGTGATCTGCTTGTTAATTTGTACAACTTTAAAATTAGAAGAATTAAGTACTGGAACATTTGGGACTAAACCATATACCGAAGGTATTACCTTTTCTTTGGTGTTAGATAAAAATTGAGACCCGAAATCTGCAACTTGAGTTTTATAAAACTCATCAAGTGTCATGTTTCCGTTTGAAGTTCCGATAATCATTTCATTGGAATAAAAAATAACGCCGTTACTATACGTAGAACCGGTAACATGGTGATTATCGTTAATGGCTTTAATAAAAACCCCCTGTCTTTCATCGTGTCCAATGTTAACATTAACTTGAAGGGGTGAAAGTATATCAGAAGATAGGGTTAGTGCACCCTCACCAATTGGAACTGGATCATATCCGCTAATTCTTTTTAATACAACGGTTAATTCAGAAAGATCTATGGAAGTAACCTCTAGCTTACTTCCTCCTTTAGTCATTAATTGATCCCCTACTTTAATTTGTCGGTCAGAATTTAATCCAGATGAAATTAGATCCTTGTATGTGATAGTATCTAATTTATATTTCCTTACAGTTTGATTAACAACTTGTCCACCAATTGTCACAGGAACTATCGTATCAAATACTCTTAAAACAGCAAAGTTTCCCTTGTATCTAATTACCCTAAGAGGTAAGTCTTCTGGGGATTCGTCTATAGTGTAAGTTATTCCCTCCCCGGTAAGAGCACTCATTAAATCAGAGTCACTGATATCATTTCTACCCTTTAAATTGGTATCGAACCAATTTTTTTGGGCGTCAGTAAAAGTATTTGCTATAATTCTTTTTACAAAAACTCTTTTCGTTTCAGAATCAACCTGTCCATCCAGATTGAAAGATACAAATAGAAGGGGATTTAAAAAGCTTTCAAAAAAATGATTGCTTCTAAATTTAAAATTAGAGGGAACCTGCAAATTAGCAGGGGCTATAGGATCTAATAGAGGTTTAGCTTCGTAAATTCTAGAAACAGTCCCGTCTGCATTTCTAACATTTGCATCACCGTCTTCTAATCCACTTAATCTTTTAATATTAGAATCTAATCTCTTAATTTCGTTTATAATATAACCCCAAGAAGGAATCGAGATCGTACTAGCATTATTATTTTCATCAATAAATTCAACGCTGACAATATCTTCTTTCGAAGTTGTAGCGTTACTCAACTTATTGATAATTTCTAAAGAGTTTTTTTGAAGTCTTAGAAATTGAGCTAGTAGTGAACTTATTGAATTTTTAGTACCTGCCATTTTATCTTATTTGATCTATTTCAAAAACTAAGTTTTTCTCGTCAACACAAACTATATCGAATATAGGTTTATTGTCTGATGAATTAAAACTTGTTTGGGTGAATCCTCCAATTAATATTCCATAAGGAATTCCCCCTGGTGCACTAAGAGGATAAGAGCCTTTTGCATCAGTGTATATTAGAAGATTATTTCCATTTAAAACCAATTTGTCATCAAAGACAATTCTAAATGATTGTCCCTTTTTCCAGTGACTGTTAGTGTCATCAATTTTAAATACCAGATCGTTATTTAAATTTATAGTTAGTCCAAAATTCTTATGCTTATAATAGTTATTAAAAGGATTAAGAACTAATGTGTTACCGTTAGTTGGGTTTATGGTAAAATTATACCCATTTTCCTCAGGTAAAGAATATCCCTGAACTGAATTGTTTAAAACCAATCTATTGGGTGTAGATCTATCTACATTTATTCCCGTTCCGCTTTTAATTAGATCCAGATCATAAGAAAGCTTGATGTTGGTAGTCCCGTTTAGAATATTTTGAACCATTAAGTAATTTCTTTCAATTAATCCTAGGATATCCTGTGTATTTTTAAATAATGATTGATTAGCTACCATTGCATCTTCTAGAGCTTTAATCCTTGCAGAAAGAGATGTATTGTCATCCATAGTGACAACTAAATCTTCAAGCGTTGTAACTCTGGTATTCATTGAAATGATCTCTGTTGTTTGATCATTTAAAGCTTTAGATGCATCCTGTAAAACATTTACAGCATCCATAAACATGGAAAGGGAGAAAGAAGAATAGTCATTTACTGCTAATTCTACTCCTGTATTATCAACATCAGTATCAAACTTAATGTTAATTTTAAGGCCATACGAATTACCATTTAGTTTGGTAATAGGATCCGGCTTGTACTTTTTGAACGTTGGAATTTTACCAGCAGAGTTGGAAATAGGTTCTACATCTTCTAAAAATAAAATTCCATATAAATTAGTTTCAGCATCGACAGGATTATTAGGATCGTATACATCATAATAAATTAAAACAGCATTAAAATCAAAAGAACCTGAATCTGAAACAGAATTGAATTCTTCTATAGTTGATATAGAAGGATTGTCGATAATAGGTTTATAGTTATCAGGATTAAAGTCTAATTGAATACCATCAAGATTAGATCTTCTATAATTTGTCTGGTATGTCCCATTTTTTAAATACTTCGTAATTCTATTAGTATCTGAATCAAAGAATGATGATTCGGTGTAATAAGAGTTTGCAGTATTTCTTGGATAGTACCATTGATTAGTAAAGGTTGCTCCAGTAGCAGACGTTCCAGTTATTCCAGGTTGACCTAAAACATCCTGATCATAAATGGCAAAAGTTGGAAGAGTATTAGGACCGTAATTTCCGTCATTATGACTTCTTCCTTGAAGATATTCTGTATCTAAAGGATCGGTTGGTTTGTGTGTTAATATTTGTCCAGGATAATAATTCTGATCCGCAGTTGTTTTAAACATTACAAGAGGTGTGTGACCATCCTCAGTTGGAACATGAATGTAAACTTCAGAGTATGAATTATTTTTATGCTGTACAGAGTTTACAATATCACATTCTCCAATATACTTAACTATTCTAGAATATCTAGGTTTAACTGATCCGTTTCCTATGGAATA